AAGGAGTTAAACTAGTAAATACTGTACATGATTCAATAATACTTGACTTTGATACGAGAGTATGGGATAATAGTAGTATAGTAGAGTTAGTAGATAGCTGCTTTACAGATATTCCGAAGAATTTCAAGAAGTTATTCGGATATCCATTTAACTTGCCCATGAGAGTTGAATGTCAAATTGGACCCTCATGGGGTGAAATGGAGATAATTAATGCAAATATCAATAATTGATGTTGGACAACCTAATACACATACAGCAAAAAACGGACGTAACTATCAGTCCGTAGAAATTACATACAAAAACTCACAAGGGCAGGCTCAATCTAAAAAGCTTATGTCCTTTGCTAACCCTGATGTATTTAAGGCTACACAGGAATGGAGTAAAGGTGATGTAATTGAGGTAGCTACACAAAAAGATGCCAAAGGATATTGGCAGTGGACTGGTTTAGGAGCTGAGGCAGCGGCAGCTGTAGAATCAATTGCTCCAGGAAGTAGCAAACCTTCAACAACCAGAGTTACAGGAAGTAACTATGAAACCAAAGAAGAAAGAGCAGTCAGACAAGTAATGATAGTACGTCAAAGCTCTATTAGTAATGCTATTAATGCTCTTTCAGTAGGAGGAGATTCAGCACTTAGCTCTAGTAAAGTAATTAAACTAGCAAAAGAGTTTGAAGTATATGTCTTAGACAAAGGTAATGAAGACATCAATGATGATGTCATAATGTAAAATGTTATCACTTATAGATCAAGACTTAGTCTGTTATAGGTGTGCAGCAAGTGCCGAGAATGACGACTTAGGAATAGCAATATACAGAGCAGAAGAACTCGTAGACCAACTGCTAACTAAAACAAATGCAGATAGTTACAGAGCTTTTCTAACAGGAAGAACTAATTTCCGTAAGGAAATATATCCTGAGTATAAGGCTAATAGAAAGGCTCCTAAGCCTCGTCATTTAGAGGCACTAAGAGAGTATAGTTTCGACTTCCTAAATGCAGAGTTAGCTCCAGAATCTTTGGAAGCTGATGATGCTTTAGCAATATATCAAACAGAAGATACTACTATCTGCTCTTTAGACAAGGATCTATTACAAGTACCAGGCAAACATTTCTCTTGGGAGATATCAGGGAAAGGTTGGAAGAAGCCTGATACTTGGTTAGATCAAACTGAACTTGAAGGATTAAGATTGTTTTATGAACAATGCTTAAAAGGTGATACCTCTGATAACGTAAAAGGTATAGAAGGTATAGGAAAAAAGAAAGCTGAAAAGCTATTAGTCAATTGTCAATCTGAGGAAGAAATGTTTAGAGTAGTAAGAAATAGTTATGGTAATGATGAGGAGTTTCTTATGAATGCCAGAGTACTATGGATTAAACGAACCGAAGAAGATGATTGGGGAGATAGATTCAATGCCCTCGTTTAGAAGTAAATTCGAAGCTAATGCTTGGAAGGTTTTAATAAAACATTTTCCTAACTCGAAGTATGAACCTAGCAAGTACAGTTTTTTACAACCAGCAAAAGAAAGAACCTATGTTCCTGATTTTAAAACTGGAAAAAGAAAGATATACATAGAAGCTAAAGGGAAACTAGACCTAGCAACCAGACAGAAAATGATGTGGTTTAGAGACAGTAACCCTTTGATTCGAATAATATTTCTATTCATGAATCCAGATGTTAAAATTAATAAACGTAGTAAAACTAGCTATGGTAAATGGGCTAGTGACAACCACTTTGAATGGTTAGACTTTAGAAAGGATTGGATAAATGCTTATAAAAAACTGTGTAGAACTTGAAAATGGTGGTTATGATTTTGATTTTAATGTAGATGAAAAAGAAGCTGCATTTCTAATGGATCATGCCATTAAAGATTTAATACGACAAGGAATTATTCGAGTAGCTTCAGAAGAAGAACAATTCCTAGCTCAAGCAGAAGTTGATAACCTAATAAACGATGGAGGAAAGCTTCAATGAAACATCTAGTAATACCAGATACCCAAGTTAAACCCAATATCTCATTAGAGTATTTATCTTGGATAGGACAATATGCAGCAGATAAAAAACCTGATGTTATTGTTCAGATAGGAGACTTTGCAGATCTACCTAGTTTATCTTCTTATGATGTAGGTAAGAAGTCATTCGAAGGTAGAACCTACAAAGCAGATGTCAGGGCATCTATTAAAGGTATGAAGGCTCTAATGGAGCCAATCAAGAAAGAACAACAGCGTCTAATCCGTAACAAGGATAGACGCTGGAAACCAAAATTAGTATTAACCCTTGGTAACCATGAAGAAAGAATAGAAAGGGCTATAGAGTACGATAGAAAACTAGAGGACTTAATCGGAGTTAGCGATCTAAAGTACGAGAGTTTTGGTTGGGAAGTCTATCCCTTCTTAGATGTAGTAGTAGTAGATGGTGTAGCTTATAGTCATTACTTTACATCAGGAGTTATGGGTAGACCTTGTTCAACAGCACAAGCTATGCTTAACAAAAAGCATATGAGTTGCTTTGCAGGACACCAACAAGGTAGACAAATAGCCTACGCTCGTAGAGCAGATGGTACAGAAATAACAGGTATCATTGCAGGTTCATGTTATGAACATGATGAAGACTATTTGAATCTCCAAAGTAATGCTCATTGGAGAGGAGTATACATGCTCCATGAAGTAAAAGATGGTAGCTTTGATGAGATGGCAGTAAGTTTAAATTACTTAAAACGAACCTATGGAGAGTAATGATGCCAGCAACAGATAACTTAAAACATCCAAAACATTATTCTAAATGGAAAATAGAACCAATACAATTCATAATAGAAAATGAAATACCCTACGCAGAGGGTAACGTAATCAAGTATGTAATGCGATGGAAGTATAAGAATGGTCTAGAAGATTTGCATAAAGCAAAAGAGTATCTAGACATTCTAATAAAAGATGAACTAGCAAGAGGAGAACCTAGTAATGTACGGAGATAGAGGTAACATAGAGATAGCAGCACTCTGGATAGTATTTGGATTACTAGTCAATGCTATGATAGATGGATGGTTTCTTAGTTTAAATAAACCAGACTTTGATGTGATTTGTAAAAAGGATTCAATATGTGTAGTAGAAGCTAAAAGCTCAGAACATGAACTATATGAGGAAGACTCTGGACCACATGACATGAAAAAGATCTACCAGAAAGCTATTCCTCCAGAGTGGAAACTAGAAGACATGTATAATCCTACAGGAACACTCTGTTTTCTTAGCCATACACCACAACCTATCCCTGTGGATTGTCAGTGGACTACAGAACACTTCTTGGATTAATGGTCGGTCATACTTATGAATAGAACCTTCTCAGAGTTATGTGAAGAACTAAAAAGAATAGATGAGACTACTCTTCTGGAGTTATTAGAAATTTCTTCAGAAGAAATCGTTGATAAATTTGAAGATAAAATTGAAGACAGATTAGATAAATTACTGTATAATATAGACAGTAATGAAATAGAGGAGTTAAATTTAGATGATGAATGAATTACCTAGCCTTTATCAAGAGGTAATAGCAATGTCTCGATATGCGAGATTTTTGCCAGAAAAAAATCGGAGAGAAACATGGTATGAGACAGTCGATAGACTAATAGAGTATTTAGAAAAGAAAGTACCAGAATCCAAAAACGATTTGAAATCAATCAGTCAAGCAATAAAGAACCTAGATGTTATGCCATCAATGAGATTGATGATGACAGCAGGAGAAGCTTGTGAACGTGACAACATAGCAGCTTACAACTGTTCTTACATAGCTATGAATAATAAGAGAGCCTTTAGTGAAGCTCTATACATTCTAATGAATGGTACAGGAGTAGGATTCTCTTGTGAGAGACAAGAAATTGCTAAATTACCTGCCATTCCAGAGACATTAGAACCTTGTGAAGATGTCATTGTTGTAGAAGATAGTAAACTAGGCTGGGCAAAAGCCTTTAAGAAACTTCTTTCTACTCTATGGGAAGGAGACATACCTATCTTTGATTATAGAAAAGTAAGACCTGCTGGCGCTAGACTTAAAGTATTTGGAGGTAGAGCTTCAGGACCTGAGCCTCTAAGAAGACTTTTTGATTTTGTAATAGAAATATTTAAAGAAGCAAAAGGTAGAAAACTTAGTAGTATAGAAGTACATGATATTACATGTATGATAGGAGAGATCGTAGTAGTTGGAGGAGTTAGACGTTCTGCTCTTATATCATTATCTAATCTAACAGATAGACGTATGAGAGAAGCTAAGATGGGTGCCTGGTACAATGAGTTTCCTCATAGAGCCTTAGCAAATAACTCTGTATGTTACACAGAGAAACCTGATTCAGAGACATTCATGGAAGAATGGTTATCCCTTGTAAAATCTAAATCAGGAGAGCGTGGTATCTTTAATAGAATCTCCGCACAAAATCAAGCAGCAAAATGGAATAGAAGAGATCCTAATCTAACTTATGGAACTAACCCTTGTTCTGAGATTATACTTAGAGACAAACAATTCTGTAACTTAACTGAAGTAGTAGTAAGACCTACGGATACTGAAGAAACATTAACAGAGAAAATAAAACTAGCTACCATACTAGGAACTTTACAATCTACATTAACTCATTTTCAATTCCTATCTTCAGAATGGAAAAAGAATACTGAAGAAGAAAGACTCTTAGGAGTTAGTCTAACAGGAATAATGGATTGTAAATTAACAAGTAAACCCAACCCTGAGATGTTAGAAAGACTCAGACAAATAGCGAGAGATACCAATGAAAAGTATTCTAGAAGAATCGATGTGTTGCCTTCGACTGCCATCACTTGCGTTAAGCCTTCAGGCACTGTTAGCCAGTTGGTTGATAGCGCTAGCGGTATTCATTCTAGGCATAATGTTTTTTACATTAGGCGTATACGAATGGATAAAAAAGATCCTATTTATTTCTTCCTCAAAGAACAAGGAGTACAAGTAGAAGACGAGAATCTTAGACCAGATAGTACAGCTGTCTTTTCATTCCCTATAGAAGCTCCTAAAAATGCAGTGTTTAGGGACGATAAAACAGCCATAGAGCAACTTGAAACTTGGTTGCTATATCAGAGGCATTGGTGTGAACATAAGCCCTCTATAACGGTTTCTGTTAAAGATGAAGAGTGGCCTGAAGTAGGAGCTTGGGTATGGAATCACTTTGACGAAGTAAGTGGTGTATCCTTTTTACCACATTCAAATCATAGTTATGAACAAGCACCTTATGAGGATTGTAATAAGAAAGAGTATACAAAAATGTTAAAAGAAACACCTAAGACAATTGATTGGAATCTTCTAAAAGAAGAAGAAGACAATACCATAGGACAGCAGACACTAGCCTGTAGTGCTGGTTCTTGTGAGATATGAGTAACTTAGGGTTAATAATATGTACAATTTGTTATGCAGTAGCATTTATAGATCTATGTCTTAAAGGAAATTATCCTTTGGGATTTATGTTTATGTTCTATGGAGCATCTTGTGTATGTTTATTATTTGCGATAGGAGATAAGTAATGAAAGTTTGTATTACTGGAAGTAGAGATATAAATGAAGCTGAAAAAGTATTCCCCGCTATAGATAGGTTTCTAAAAGAGAATACACACGGAGAGGTAACATTTTTATGTAGTGATGGTAAAGGATTGGATCAACTTATACAGGAGTATGCTAAAAAGAATGGCATAGATGTAATTAAGTTTCTACCCTACCATTTATTAGATAATAGAGCAAGATTTAGTAGTAAGTTCTTCTTTATAAGAACGAAGCAAATGCTTGATAACGCTGATAAAGTTCTTGTTCTATGGAATACTAGAAGCAAAGGTACAGAGTATGCAATAAAGTATTCTCAGAAACATTCAAAACCAATTATGATTTTAAAATCACCATGAAAAAAATATTCGTATATGGTACTTTAAAGAAAGAATATCATAATCATTCTATGATAGAAAAAGAAACTTTTATAGATAGAGGACTTCTTTCTAGAGAAAATAGATTTAAAATGGTAAGTATGGGATCCTTTCCAGCAATAATTCCAGCACAAGTTAATGAAGCACAAGATATTGAAGGAGAGATTTGGAATTTAAGTGATAAAGCTTTTAAAAGTGTTGATATG